TCACCAGCACCAACTCGCGGACCATAAGAGAGACTCGGTAGTTTTTCATAACCAAGAATCGTCGAAGACTTGTTATACTTCTTCGCAATCACGCCAGTCAACTTACGCTTTTTCTTCGGTTTGAATCGAGCAGCGCAATAAATCATCATACAGGATACTTCTCTACATGATCATAATAAAATCCCCTAACCCTTGCCGCAAGACGCTTCACTTCCTCCTTGGTAAAGTGCTCGCCGTGCTTGGGATAACATTCAAGGACATCCTTGGCTAGTTGTCGCAGGAACTGCAGTTCTATAGTTGTTCCGCGAGGCATAACCTCAAAGTCACCGTCACTCATACACCACCATTGCGCAGAGAATTCACTGCGTCCTCACAAATCTTCATAGCATCTTGGAGATTTTTTCGAATCTGTTTAAGATGATAATTGACAACAAGTATTGATACTGAAGTCAACGAAAGAAAAATGACTGTCAACGAAAGCAAAATAATATCCATTAGACTTTCTCCACAAGTTTAGAAAGAGTATATTCAGCAATCTTGAAACGGATCATCGTCGGAATATCAGTAAAGGGATCTTCCAAGAAATAAGAACATCCATCCCTCCAACTATTATACTTGACAAACTTTGCAAAATCAAGCATATGCTTGCGATTGCTCGCATCAAACGGAACTCTTGTCCTTGGTGCAAGAATAGAACGGCGATATTCACTTATCATAATAATATTTTCCCTTTCGGTTTGCAGGAATACAGACTAGTATACCTGAAATCAATCCGCAAAGATAGAAAAAAACATGGAACCAATGAGAATCAATCACTTGATACCCCAATTCCATTCTTCTTCAGAAGGTCCCACCAATCGTTCAGTTTCAATATCTTCAGCAATATCATCAATCACTTCCCAGCCCAATTCAATCAAACGAGATGCAACATGATGTGGATTGGCGCCGCGCAACTCTTCTTGAGTGAAGACAACAACACAACACCCCATTGCTTCTAATGCGCGTGCATGCTCAACGATCTTAGACATATCTTCCATTATCATTGCACCTCCTGATTATAGTTCTCGTCGTTCGGCTCAAGCACCAAGTCGTCATAAGAGACAACATCATCCTCGCTGGTGTCTGTCTCGCCACTCTCATAGAGAGCAAGAACATCATGAACCTGCGTCAGTGTAAGACCAAGAGACTTTGCAATCTCAGTTTCTTTCATACCATCTTCGCGATACATCGTGATGATGTCGGTCGCAATATCTTTAAACCAGCCCATTAAAACGGCACTCCTTCACTCACTGGAATCTTGTTCAACTCAGCCTGATACTTGCGATCGCCGACAACCAAAAGAAGGTTGCGAGCGCGTTCAAGTTTCTCGGCAAGATCGTAACAGTTCTTGGCGCTCAAATCAAGTTGCGAAAGAGTGTTCGCAAGAACATGATCGGCACCATTCACGAGGTCAATCGCCTCACTCAACAGAGTTTCAGTTTGCTTTTTCATATTACGCTACACTCCATGCATAATCATCCTGCGTATACACTTGCTCTAGTCCATCATACTCATCGATGCGATATAGAGTGCCAGCAGACAATTCTGCAATACGCAACTCCGCATAATCACCGTTAGCCTTATCCCCGAGTTCCTCTACGACCTGCACCAACACAGGGTCAGTTCGTTCGATATCTCGGTGATAGATAGTTTCTTCAGCGATACCTTTGATCTCACAATAACGCCTCACAGCCCTATTTGACAGACCAAACCCACCATAACAAGCATTGTATACAATTTTAGTCATTTTCATTACGCTTCCACCTTCGCAAACATCTGACGGGCACTATTCATAAAAACATAGTAGGCTGACCGAAACTCAGGATCCAGATCCAGACAATACAATTCCGTATAATGATGTATACCGTAATGGTCAATGGTCTGAAGAAGTTCAAGGATACCAGTCCCGTCCAACTTGGCTTGGCGATCAAGAATCACACATGCTTGACTGACATCCATTAGGCAACCACCTGAATGCGCGGAGTGGTGAACTCGTCGTCGAACAGCATCCGACCAGGAAGCGGAGCGACGAAGATCGTCGAGACACGGTCGGGGTCGAGCAGAGCCTCACCCTCCCACACGCGCTCCATCGTGTCGGCGACAAATCGACCGTCATCAAGAATCTTGGCGACGCGACCGACATAATAACAATTCTCGATGCCAGCGAAATCCAACGACTTCACGACATCACCAATCTTCACAGTGTTTTCACATTTCATACATATATTATCGCATTTTCCCGTAAAAAAGGCAACAGGGAAAACTCTTGCAAAATCAATAACTTACGAGCACCTCATCGAACACAAGTTTTGCCTGTTCGAAACTGGTGTCTGGAAGGTCAATCTTGTTGCCAGTAGAGCGGCATTCTATCTCATAGTGATAATCTGACACATACCAGAGTGTGTGTCGAGCACCGAACTTGTCGTTTTCAGACATGATATACTGGTGATTTTTCATGACTTTAGACTTCACCGTTTGCGTAAGACTGAATGAAAAACGTGACGTCCTCTATGAGTTCTCGTAACTCGTGGGTGGTAGCCGTTTCTGGTTTGGCTGTGGGGTAGTCAAATCCCGCTGCTATTGCTGCTGGTTTGATAGCGTTGACTAGGGTAATGAGGCGTGCCCGTTCTTGCTGGGCTGCATTTTCTTGATACGTCATACAACAATTGTCGTATAAAACACAGGAGAAAACAACAGAGAAATTTCCTGTAAAATCAATAACTTACGACATCCCTCTCTCGCCGAGGAGAGAGGCTGGAGAGCGGTCCTATTCTGGGGGATACCCTAGTTCTGGGGGGAGGTCGAAATAGCGTATTCGGACTCCTGCCTCGCGCAGCATCACTTCGGCGTGGTCTATCGAGTAATGCTTCCCTGCACCCTTGCCTGTGAATGGGCGATTCGGTCCGATGACTTCCTTGATGCCAGCCTGTATCAATGCGCGTGTGCATTCGGCGCATGGCTTGGGTTCAAAATTTAAATACGCACGAGAGTTGTTAAGAGAAACACCAACACGAGCAGCGTTGAAGATTGCGTTGCGTTCAGCATGTTCAACCCAGTGATACTTTTCTGGACTCTTCCAACGATCAGTCCAATCTTCTTCAATGCCTCTTGGAAAGCCATTAAAACCCGTCGACAAAATGACATTGTCATCATTGACGATCACGCAGCCGACTTTTGTCGACGGGTCCTTGCTTTTCTGAGCAATCAGAGTAGCCTGTAAGATAAACAATTCATCCCACGATAGTTCATCACGAATCATAATATAATCTCAATGGTTATTTGATATCAATCTTACGAGGTTTCTGTTCTTCAGGAATGACATTTTCTAATTCAATAGAAAGAATGCCATCAGCAAGTGCAGCATCACGAACCACTACTGTGTCAGACAAAACAAACTGGCGAGCGAATTTTCGACCAGCAATACCTTTTACAAGATAATTGCGTTCGGTTTCTTCTGCCTTTTTGCCTGTGACTTTGAGAGAGTTTCTCTCAGCAGTGATTTCAATCTCATCTTGTTTGTATCCAGCAACTGCAAGTTCAATGATGAAATTGTATTCGTCTTTCTTGACGATATTCACTGGAGGAAATGCAGTTTGAGATGCTGTGAGTAGATGAGATGCATTATCGAGAGCAGCGAAAGCATTCTCAAACCCAAGAGCGGTTGGAAGAAGGCGATCGAGTCCGTATGCGGATGTGAGTGTAGTGATATTAGTCATTTTGTAACTCCTTTAATAAGCAAGTTTATAGTTATGGATCCCAAACGGGCATCCAAAGACTATTTAGTCAACTAGCGACACCAGTTGAACCAAACCCACCAGATCTTTCAGAATGTTTTTCTGGGCGCGTGCCACAAACAGCAATGTGAAATGGTTCGTTGCAGACAATCTCACCTTGAGCAATGCGATCACCTTTGCGAATTGTTTGATGCATCTTGGAGATGTTTGTCAAAAGAATAAACACTTCTTCTTGATAATCAACATCAACAATCCCTTCACAGTTTGCGAGGACCAATCCTTTTTTGAGCGAAAGTCCAGAGCGAGGATGCAAACGGATGCTGTGATTTTGTAATGGTAATTCTGCGCGAGAAATATCAGCGTATGTTTCGATGGTCTTGCGATGATCAATCTTCATGATCAAGCCTGTTGGAATCAACAGACGATCTCCTGGATAGATCGAAACTTCACCAAATGAGTTTACTTCGCGCTCAATTGATGAGTTGAATGAATCGTATCCAGTCACAACATTATTTGTTGGCTGGAAGGATAAATCGAAACAATTGGCTAAAGAAGTTCCGTATGTTGGTAATACTAAATCATCATGAAGTCTATACACACTCAAATAAATCATACAGGATCCTTTTTCTTTTTCCCGATTGTATACTTGGAAACCAATTGCCATTCGTTCTTATTTTTGAACGGAAGAATCTTGATTTGGCTCAATGGCGCAACATTGTCTTTTGTTTTGTCTGCATCAACAAGTTTCACAAGACCCCATTCTGCCATTAGATTTGCGATGGTGTTTCGTCTTTGAATGTCATTGTCTGACATATTGCTTGGCTTACCGTCCAACTCAAAGAGTTCTTTGAAGTGTACAATGTAATACTTTCCCTGTTTGTGGAGAATATGGCAAGACTGGTAAAGAATATTATCATTCTTTGCAGCGACTCCAATGCGTGTGAGAGTTTCGCGAACCTTGAGGAAGTCGTCTTGCTTTTCTAATGTGACTTCTACTAATTTTTCGACCATGATCAATCACCCTTATATAACTGTTTTTTCATCGCGGTGATTTGGTCGTCGGAGAGGATCTTACATGCTTCCTCGGCTTTCGCGTCGGAGTATCCATAGTATTCCTTAACAACATTCAAATCACTGCTTTGAGCCTTTTTATGCCACTTACTATATGGACGCTTTTGGGCTCTTATTATATTTAGGAGAAAGTCATATTTGAGTTTGTTATCTAGATTCGGAAACTTATTC